CGCCTTAAATTAATTGTAAAAAATCTAAAACTTCTTGTTCAATCTTTAGAAGCAGAAATCTATTCCGACCCACAATCTTACACATCCAAAATAAGTCCAGACAAACCTTATTCCATATCGGATGATGACGATGGATATCCAGACTAAAGATCCAAATTTTCAAAAGAGATCTTTTATATTAAGTGGATTTACAAGAATGAGAATATCAATCACAAAAGATATTAGAAATTTTTGTGACTATATGATTGACAAAAACTACCAGTTTGACTTAGGATCGTTAGATGTCGTTGACAGACAGATACTCACAGAGTACAAACTATACATGGAGAATAAGAATGGTGATTAGGGATGTCATCCGAGCAGCAAAGAAAGCATTAAAGCTCGCTGAGCAAAACCCAATGCTTTATAGCAATGAAGAGATTATTTACATGAAGAAATCTTTGAGACAAGCAAAGATTGATCTTCAAGAAACACGAGACCTCATGAGTAAAGGATTTAAACCAAATGCGACAAAATGGACCAGTAAAACTCGTATCAGTGACACCTCAAGCAGAACAGACGATGGGGTATGTAGCGAGAGTGAGCAATCCACAGAACCAGGAGAACCCTAACGTTGCTGGTCTGCTCAAATACTGTATCAAACATAATCATTGGTCTGTATTTGAGCAAGCACATATGACACTTGAGATTGAAACCACAAGAGGTATCGCAGCTCAAATTCTGAGGCATCGTTCGTTTACATTTCAAGAATTTTCGCAGCGTTATGCTGATGTGAATTGGTTGGAGAGTGGTATTCCAGTTCCTGATCTGCGTAGTCAGGATACCAAGAACAGACAGAACTCAATTGATGATATTCCTGAAGAAACGAAGCAACAACTTCAAGTCAAAATTGCCGAGCACTTTAATCAGGCAATGGTTCTTTACAATGAACTTCTTGACGGTGGTATTGCGAAAGAATGTGCTCGCTTTGTTCTTCCTTTAGCAACACCTACTCGCATCTACATGACAGGATCTGTGCGTTCGTGGATCCACTATATACAATTGAGAACTGCGAATGGAACTCAAAAGGAACATATGGAAATTGCTAAAGAATGTCAATGTATATTTGCTGGTCAATTTCCTATTTGTGCTGAAGCATTGGAGTGGGCATAATGGCAACATATCCAGTTTACAATACAGTTACCGGAGAGCAAAAAGAAGTTGTTCTTAGTGTTCATGACTGGGAACAATGGAAAACCGATAATCCAGAATGGGAAAGAGATTGGAGTGATCCATCAACCTGCCCCAGTTCTGGAGAGGTTGGTGAGTGGCGTGACAAGATGGCAAAAACCCATCCTGGTTGGACAGATATTATGAAAAATAAAATCAAACCACAAGCAGCTCGTTACAACAACAAAACCATCACTGATAAGTACTGATATGCCAGTAAGAAAGAAAACTGTAAAAACTCCTGGTCAGGGTATGAGTGCTAAACAAAAAAAGCGCCGTAAACCAATCAGCGAAGACTACATGGTTCAGGTAGAACCACTCACTCACAATCAAAAAGTATTTTTTGATGAGTGGGATAAAGGTAAGATGCTTTATGCTTACGGTGTAGCAGGAACAGGAAAAACATTCATTGCTCTTTACAAAGCACTGAAAGATGTTCTGAATGAATACACACCATACGAAAAGATTTATATTGTCCGTTCTCTTGTGGCAACACGAGAGATTGGATTTCTTCCTGGAGACCATGAAGATAAATCTTCTCTCTATCAGATCCCATACAAAAACATGGTTCAATCCATGTTTGAAATGCCGGACGATAATTCCTATGAAATGCTTTACACCAGTCTAAAGCAACAGGAAACAATTTCTTTCTGGAGCACCAGCTTTATTCGTGGTACTACACTTGATAACTCAATCGTAATTATTGATGAATGTCAAAACTTGAATTTTCACGAATTAGATAGTATAATTACTCGTGTTGGTCAAGATACAAGGATTATTTTCTGTGGAGATGCTTCTCAAACAGATTTGATCCGAGTAAATGAACGCTCTGGTATCTTAGATTTCCAGAGAATTCTACAGAATATGCCCGAGTTCTCTCTTGTTGAATTTGGTATTGATGACATTGTTCGTTCTGGTCTTGTCAAGTCTTATCTTATTAATAAAATCAATCTTGGTCTATGAAATTGTTTAATCATGTTGGTGGTCTGACGCCAATTGTATTGGATGCCGTAATGGTAGATGGCAAACGCCTTTATCCAACACCAGAAGGTCAGTTTGCGTCAGTCACCACTGTGATTAGTAGCAATCGTGAAAAGATGGCAGGCATTGCTCGCTGGCGTGAGCGTGTTGGAGAAGAAAAAGCAAACAACATTTCTTCTCGTTCCACAAATCGTGGAACAAAGTATCATTCTATCGTAGAAGATTACCTCAACAATGCCCTTGATCTCAAGAAGTATCAGAAATTCCCACTGCCTGTGTTAATGTTTCAACACAGTCGGGAAGTTTTGGATCGTATAAATAACATATACCTCCAAGAAGCAGCTCTTTATTCAAAACATTTGGAGTTGGCGGGAAGGGTTGATTGTATTGCTGAATTTGATGGCGAATTATCCATCATTGACTTTAAGACCGCAGCAGAACCAAAAAAAGAACAGTATCTTTACGACTATTTTGTTCAAGAGACAGCATATGCTTGTATGCTTCAAGAACTATATGGGTTACGAGTAAAACAACTTGTAACTATCGTTGCTTGTGAAAATGGAGAAACTCAAGTCAAGGTGCTTCCACCTAAAAAAGAATTTTTCGTTAAACTCATGAGTTACATCGACGAATACCAAGAACGATATGGACAAAAAACAATTATTAGAGGATAAGTTTATGACATCTGCGAAATTTTCGCAGGAAGTGGAAAAGATTGCTTTGAGCAATCCAGATATGAATTACATTGATTCGGTTATCCATTACTGTGAAACTAATGAAATTGAACTAGATAGTGTTAATAAATTGATTAGCAAACCTTTGAAGGAAAAACTTCGCCACGAGGCACAGCAACTCAATTTTATTAAAAAAACAAGTCGTGCCAAGTTAATGTTAGTATGAGCTTCTTTCAATCTGAATTAGTGCGTGGTGATATTCAAAAAATGGTGGAACTACAACAGTTCTGTTTTAGATCTGCGATGAACTTTGTTCTGTTAGATGCCGATAGAAAACTTGAATATTTTGAAGCACTTGAAACACTAATTGAAAAACAAAAAATATTCTATGCTCGTATTAAACTGAGCGATGATCCCGAAGCTAAATCGGTTGCCGAAACAATGAAACAAGGAGTAATTATGTTGGGAGCAACTCCTAATACTCCAATTGAACACATGTTTGACGAGTTACTTGAGAAAGTAAAGGTCATGAAATCCAAACTGGAAAGTGGCACAGAGGATTGACACCCGCCTCTGCGCCATGATATTATGAGTAAGTGATTGGGCGTCACACAGACCAAATCCAAAACAAATCCGAGGTAATCCTATGTCCTTTGCTGATCTAAAGCGCAAATCCCAGAACAACTTTGAGTTTCTTCAGAAGGAACTTGAGAAGTCTGCCAGCGGCAAGAATGTCGATGAGCGGTTCTGGAAGCCCGAGGTTGATGCTGCTGGTAACGGTTATGCCGTGATCCGGTTTCTGCCTGCTCCTGAAGGGGAGACGGTGCCCTGGGCGAAAGTCTATTCTCATGCCTTCCAAGGTCCTGGTGGATGGTATATTGAGAATAGTCTGACTACTCTCAACGAGAAAGATCCTGTTGGTGAGATCAACCGCCGCCTGTGGAACAGCGGTAGTGATGAAGATAAAGAGACTGCTCGTAAGCAGAAGCGCAAGCTCTCTTACTACAGCAACATCTACGTCGTGAAAGATCCTAAGAACCCTGAGAACGAGGGTCGTGTGTTCCTGTATAAGTACGGCAAGAAGATCCATGATAAGATCCTTGCTGCGATGCAACCTGAGTTCCAAGATGAAGAACCCGTGAATGTGTTTGATCTTTGGGAAGGTGCTAACTTCAAACTGAAGATCAAGAAAGTTGCTGGTTATTGGAACTACGATAGTTCTGAGTTTGATAGTGTGTCTGCTCTGTCGGCAGATGACACTGAACTTGAAAAAGTCTGGAAGAGTGAATACTCTCTCGCAGCTTTTACTGCTCCTGATAGTTTCAAGACCTACGAAGAACTTGAGGCACGTCTGAACCTTGTGCTTGGTGTTACTTCCCGTCCTGCTCGTCAATCCTATGATGAAGATGAGGAAGAGTTTGAACCTGTGGCAGAAGAACCTGCCCTGCCTTCATTCCGTTCTCGTGTTACAGCAGTTCCTGCTCCAGTGAAGGAAGAAGCAGTCGTTGATGATGACGATGCTCTCAGTTACTTCGCTCGTCTAGCTGAAGATGACTGAAACCAAAATCAATAAATGATTTTCATTGGCGGGAAAAAAATTTTCCGCCAATTTTTTTATCTAAAAAGTTCAACCAGTCTTTTTGAGCTGCTGAGTGACGTAGTTACCAGACTTCTTATAGAGGTTTTGCTTTCTAAAATCATCTACAAATGCTTGTAGGTATACTGGTTTTAGCAAATAGATTTCACGTTTCTTTTCATTTTCTGCTGTATAGTGCTCAATGATTGTAACTGGTCTGGATAATTCATTACCAGATTTAGTTACAATTTGACCATCTATATTTAATTTGTGTGTTGCGTTGTAGAAAGTAGCATCTACATGTAATCCTTCTGGATATGGACCATACTTATAGGTTTCATAGTGATGAATGGTTCCATATGGATCATCAAATTCTTTCTCAATAACTTTACTCAAGGTATAATTTGTCATTGGCCAATCATACTGTGAATTGACAAGGTTGTTTGTCAGAAGGATGACCCAATCATAGAATGGATCACCATAAAGTTTGTCGGCAAGTGTGTCTGGTCTGTCACCATCTACGATTGTATATTTTGTGAAGAATACAACGTATGAGAATATTTCATCATTGACTTTGTATCTGCGAAAAAAATTCTTGGCAGTAATAAAGTCTGCTTCTGAAAAAGGATAACTGATTGGTTTCTCGTCGTATGAGATGTTAGGAACGATTGAAAAGAACATTTTAGTAACCTGCCTTTACGTCTTCTCTGAAGATGAGTTTTGTTTCTTGGAAGTTTAAACTCATTTGATAAGCAACCATGCGTCCATCTCTTGTTGTAGCATATGTTCCATCTGGAGTATAACTAACATCAACTTGAGTGAGAGCACACATTTTATATTGTGGCACGTTTTTATTTAATGTTCCACCTCGCATAAATGATACTCTACAAACATCTGGAACTTTGATATAATTGGCTGCTAATGAATTATTCTCTCCACCAAATAATGCCCCAACATCTCCTGTTAATGCGTTAGCAAAAAATGCTCCACCAACATCTCTATAATCAGAATTTCCATATGGAAGCATTCCCATTTTAAATGTTTTGATGATATTTTCTATGATTGTTGCTTCTTCAGCACTTCTAGCAACAAGTTTATAATTTAAATTACGCATATCCAAACCAGAGAAAAGTAGTTCGGAATTTGGGTTAAGGATTACTCCTCGTGTGCCACCAAAAAATTCATCAAGTGAAACACTTTCTCCTGTAATTTTTCCAATCGCAGCATTAACAATTTGTGCTCCTGCCATTGGTATAGCATTAGTGAGAGCTTCATCTAGTCCTGTTGTGATTTGTGTTAGTTTAGAGCTTAAATCTTGACCTCCAGCAGTTTTCATTATATTAGCACCAATATTACTGAAGTTTTTACCACCCCAGTTTGCTTTAAATCCAGTGCTAATATCCTCTGGCATGTAGAGAATAATAGTTGGCAATCCAGTTGGTTTATACTCTTGTCCAGAAGAATTATAACTTGCTGTGGGATTTACATTTCTACTTACATCATTACTGTCTGCTTTAAATGGTGGACTATACTCACTGAATTGAAACATAACATAATCAGTATCAGCATCAATCATATCACCAGGATATTTTAATACGCCATATTTTTTATCCAAGGTTGGACTTTTTGGTCCAAGAATGGTTAATTTTTCTTGATCTTTCTTTGCTTTATCCTGCTCCTCTTTTGCTTTATCCGCAGATGCCTGAGAAGGAGCAACAACCGGTCTACCAGAAGTGTCTGTGAATTGTGTTTGGGGTGAGATCGTTCCGCCTATAGGAGGTAATCCTTCTTGCCCCGGCTCATATCCATATCCCATTACTGTGACATCTCCCTACTTTGTTTTGTTCCGTATCCTTTTACAATTCTGTGACCAGTGATTTTGTCATAGTATTTTTCGCTCGTTTCCTTCCAAACCTCTTCTTTATTGATTGGAAACTTCACTCCTCTAACATCCTTCACAAAATCTTCAGTAGGCAATAGAATGGCAGTGTCCCATTCAATTGTAGCGAGATCAATATACAAACCATCAACGTGAGCGTGTATATATTTATGGAAACACACCTTAGGTATATCAATCTTTCCTTCCATCAATTTCTTGACACAGATTATTCGCTTTTTGATTGGAAGGTAATGTAAATTAGCACCCCAGAACTCTTCTTTTTGTGACTTAATTATATAAACAAGAGGAAATCTATCATAGTAAGGCAACCATTTCATCTTTGCCTTGTATTCAAACATGTAAAGGTGACCTTCAACAACATATTTTCTAAGTTGATTTTGATCTTGTTCCTCTACAAGTCCTGTCTTATCTCCTTTCTCGTCTAAAGTATATTTGTTAAAATTTTTCTTGTATTTTCCTGCCTCTGATTTTACCGCAGCAAGATACCAACTGTAACTTTTCTTTTCTCCGCCAGTTGCTGTTGTTACTCTTTCAAATAATGTTTTGTATCCTGGTTCTTTGTTGACTTTATTTCTTTGAATTTCTCCAAATCCTTGTGCCATCGTTATACTCCTAAATGGTCTTCGGTGAGTATCAAGAAGTTCATTTGCCTATCTTCACAATACTCACGAGCAGCAGACCATTTAGCTTGGTTCTTTGCGTATGTTAAAACTGCTTCACGATAGGCACTGGTTCGTCTATTTTTTTCATTCGGTGGTTGTGTCTGTCTTTTAGGTTTAATTTCTATGATATACTTGGAGATCTTGCCATCCTTTTCACGGACCTTAATGTAGAAATCTGGATAGTATCTTCTCACTTTTCCATCTGGGGCACGATATGGAATGATTACCTCTTCGCTACCCCATTCAATGATGCTGGGATTGTTATCACAGAAAACCATGAACTTTCGTTCCCATAGAGATCTATAGATAACACGAGTTGGGTTTCCGCGATACTTGCTGGGATTTACGGGTTTGTATAATCCAGAGTACGCCATAAATATAGTTGGACCAACATAGGTATTTAGTGTGTCTATTAATAGCTTCATCAACACGGTAGCTAAGTATGGCGGAATGTCATTTAGCAATAATTTTGAAGTAAAAATCATTAATCCACCGGTAGAGTATAAGGGGATTAATGAGATTGTTTCTTTGTTTTGTGATGAAGCTCAACTACCAAATACAAACACTGCTCAGGGGTCTATCAATGGTTTGTATCTTGGCAGTGGATCAGTTCAGTACCCTCATACCAGAGTATACACTGAGATCCAATTTGGATTTATGTTAGATGCTAATTTATCTGCTTTGAAATTTTTGAACAAGTGGATGGATTTTATTTTTAGTGGTCAAAGTAAAGAATTTAGTGATCAATTGACTAATAGATCTCTCGCGCAAATTCAATCTTTAGCAT